CACATACACAAACCATTTGGTTAATGATGATCGGTTCACCTGGCATAATTGCCAAAGTTGTGGATCTATTCCAGTAGTTCATCAACAGACCACTATGTTGACGAATGATACCAGCGGTTCCTACTTTTGTGATCCAATTGTTATTCGAGTAGTTTGTTACTGCGGTTGGCATTTTGACTCCTAAGTCTTTTAATTTTAAGTTTTAACAGATCTTCTCTCAGACAGAAATTCCAACATGTAGCATTTAAATCTTCTGAGACTAAAGATTTATCTAGAATTTGTAAATTGTTACGACAAGTACCATAGTATTTGTCTTTAATTTTGTTGTTACATGTTTTTGGTGTAACTAATACTGTTTCAAAGTGACGGCAACTATTGCAAGCCTGCAAGGGGGGTGGTCCTTCAACCACCATCCCTACATCATATTTTGTAACTAGAGGATCTAAATAGACATCTTTAGATTCACTACAAGTTATATCAGAATTAGCTTCTGGCTCGCAAGATGAAGAGTCGTTCTCGTTCGTTGATCTTGACATCCCAGTATCCTCTTACACCCATACCGAGCATGTCTCCTGGGAGGTCGATAGATTCGATTGTTGGTCGTTTCTTGCCTCGAAGGAAATTGATCGTGTATGGTGATGCTTTCTTAGAAGAAGGCCACAGAATCCAACTGCTAGAATGAACGAATGTACCTGATCCTAGCAAACTAGTGTTTGACATTTGCAAGAACTTAGCATAATCCATTTTACCAAACCAGAAGTTTTTATCTCCTGTCTTGGTGTTAGATGTGGTATCGTTAACAATACGATCTTGCTTAAGGATATCCCAAGCTGTTTCTTCCAAAGCTGGACCTGTAATCAAAGTCCATTTATCAGTTTGCATCTGATTGATTGACTTGGTACCACGAGTTTCAATGTAGTCTTGAACTGCAAGGTAAGCAGTAGACAAGTTAGCTCGGTTAAGAGCTAGACCTGTACGACTGTTATCTGTATCAACCCAGAAAGTACCGGCAGCAGCAGCTTGGTTAAGCATAAGTTGACCAAGTTGAACGTCTGGATTGAAGATAGCTCCTTCAACCATTGCTTCGAGAAGACGAGAGATAACTCCCATATCATCGTTTACAATAGTCTTACGATCAAAACTAACTACTTGACCGATAGTCTTTAGATCAGATTCGTAACGAGATTCTTCTCCAAATTGGGCATGTGGTAGTTTTCCTTCATTGGAAATTTCTTCCCACAACTCTCCACCACCTGGGCGAACTTGTTGTTTCTTACGGAAGTCTTTGTTAGAGTCTTCTTCGCAAGCAGTCATAGCAAATGGTGCAGACAATGCCCATCGTTCTTCCAACATAAAGTCGGTAACTCGTTGAAACAAGTTAGGCATATCGAATGTGCTAAATCCACCAGTGTTATTAAATTGCAATGATTGATTGCAATTGTTCTTGATAAACTTACACATGGTTTCAACGTCACTAAATCCAGTGTATCGACCACCAGAAGAATTAGCAATGTTTACCAAGGATTCCACAAAGGACCACTTGTAATCACTATCGGCATTTTCGATAAGTTTCTTATCGTAGCCAGCTTTGTCCAATGTCTCTGGTGCAACACCGCATGACAATGCAAATCGAATGGTGATTTCTTGTTCAGCTTTTTGGGACTTGTTTTTGATATCAGGCATTTTTGGAAGGCTATTTTCGTATAGCTCAAGTTTGATACTGTTTTCAATTTCAGTAGCACTCTTTCCTTCATCAACCATTTTATCAATTTTTTCTGCATGTGCTGGATAAGCCATTGATAGCTTAGCTAGCTTAAACAAATCTTTGGTTGAAGGAGCAACAGGAGCTGGTATAGCATTGTTGATCGGAGCAACTGGAGCAGCAACTGGATTCGAGTTGTTGACAGGAGTCGCTGGGGCAGGAGCTGCAACTGGGGTAGGAGCAGGAGTTTGAGCAGGTGTTGGTGTTTGTTCTGGGTCCATACTATTTAGTAAATTTACTACCTCTGAATTTTTGGTTGTGAATTCGGTATTGCTATCTCGTCCCATTAACGTGATAGTCATTTCTCGAAGTACCGAAGAATTGGCAACGTACATTGGTCCTTCAATGGTACGTCCATTGATGGTTTTCTTTTCTTTTGCAGCCAGCAATGTTATAGAACTTTTGTTAGCTCTAAGTCCCATTGATGCTTCAAAAGGAAAGTCATTATTGAGAGCTTCTAAGATTTGATCCCTAGCTTCTCCTGGGTAGGAGGCTAAGCCTTCACCTGATAAGCTGTTTTCTGTTTTAATGATACTGGTTGTGTGTCCAACTGGATGATAATGTTCAGCAAGAATTGGTATCTTATTTTTAAATTTGATACCTGCTAAATCATAAACCATTGGATGTTGCAAACCGTAATCACTAAGATCAACAGGTGCTCCTGAATATCCTTCAAAGCTAAGTTTAGTTAAACCACTTTCTGTTTTAGTAGCAGAAGTTGGACTAGACAAAGCAATATCAAAAAATTCAGAAGAAGGTCTAGTCGTCTTCGTCGTCTGTTGATTTAACGAGTTCTTTGTTGTCATGAATAATTTGAATTGAAGTTGAGGAACGAGCAGATAGAATTATTTTGCAAAGCTCTTCATAAGTGATGCCCATAAGTTCGGCTTCTCTTGTGAGTTCTCTTTTGGCATTTAATCCTTCTTCTGCATAGAGGCGAGTTAAAGTATTTGCTCCACTAATTAAGTCTGTTAAACGACTTGATGCTACTTTGTTAGGATCAGGGTGGGAAAATAATTGAGCATTACCAATACTGTAAGCTATACCTGATTCATCGATATACTTATTAGTAATTTCTCTAAAATAACCTGGAATCATTCTACCCATTCTAAGCCACATCTTGAAAAACCTGTGAATCACAACAGAGAAATCTTCTCTATCTATCTTTACAGTATTTTTCCAAGGACCAAGATCTACTTGGGAAGCTGCCATATTAAGTTTAGCACTGTTACCAATTGCTAAATTAAGTGGCATATTAACACAGCGAGCAGCAGATCCTACCATTGCATCAATAGCATTGATATCTTCTGCTGACGTTCCTGAGTTACTTAAACTCTCCAAGCTCGTTCCTGGGGGAAGTGTAGGTATTTGACCTGGTTCCATTTCCCACATACCTGAAGGTACTCCATCTGCTATAGCATCTGATTTGCCCCATACGTGTGGATCTAATTTAACAACAATAGGGATGCAGGATTTGAATTCTGCTGATCTTACTAGTGCTGTTAGATATCGTTGCACAGAAGGGAAGATACATAAAGCTGGGCTACACTCAGGTATACCACGTAACAAAGCTTCATCTTTTTGTTTCCACCATAAAAGAATTTTGTTTACTTCAAATTCTTCACCAGTGTCAACCCAAATACGTTCTGGGTTCCAATTCTCGTCGTATTTGATTCCTTCATAAATATTCTCATCAAGTAACCGTGAAATTGGTGGATTTTGTAATCTTTCTGATGAAAGAACTTTAAGTCCTAATTTTACATCATCGGCAAAATCATGAGTAATTTTATAAGGGATTCCAATAGCAACACCTGTTTTAGCTGCTGCTCTCCTGAGAAGTCGAAATGATTTACCTATTTCATTAAGTTGACAGAATTTTAGCCATTGTTGTTCAATATCAATGTTCACAACATATTCTGGTGTTTGTCCAATAATAATTGGGCAAGGACCAATACAATCATTTGCGATTGTATTTAATATACCGTGATAATGACTACCTTCTTGATCTTGTTCTAATGAAACGCTAACTAATTTTCTAACTGCCCAGGGATGTCGAGTTATATACCTAAACCTATCTTTAGGTATTTCGTTGTAGACTTCCTTAACAGATCTATTGCTAAATAATCTAGATGATAGTCTAGATATATTTTTAAAAACTTTAATAGTTTCTGTTGCAAGTAGACTGGGTGACGGAATCTTCACAACTACAACCTCCTTTCGGTACTGCTTTTGCAAAAGCAAAGTTAGAGAAATGTGGTCGAACTACTGTTGTGGTTCGTTGTAAATACAAAAGATCTTTTAAATCATGATCTTCGGTTTCCATATTAGGAGTTTTAATCCTTTTAGGACCAAGAGTATCATTGATTAATTTTATTTCTTCTGCTAATGATCCAGCAACTTCTGTTGTTATTACAAATGTACCAACACTTTCGTCAAGACTTGCTGGTTGTGTTCCACCTTCAAACACACCCCAGTTACCGTTATCCAGTATTCCGGTCCATATTCCTGGGAGATGTTCGTTTAGTCTTACTTTAGTTGTGGCCCATGTGCCTAATGGATTTGTTAACAAGAAACAATCTATAATTGTTCCTGGAGTGCTGTCTGTGTATGTAATAGATTCCATAGTTTATTTCCATGTTCCATTTATTTTTATACGAGGAGTGACGACTTTCCAGGTACCATCTTTTATAAAAGCAGTAGTATCTTTCCATTCACCATTAACACGTATTTTAAATCCACCTGGTAGTATATCTCCACCTGTTGATGTCAATGATACTGATGCAAGTTGAACAGATAAAGTTCCTGTTGTTCCATTAACAATTGTGCTAGTAGATGATACTATACAAGATTGTAAACTTCTATTAACTTGTCCTAGAAGTCCTGAAGTAAGTGAACTTCCTGAGGAGAGAGTTACAGAATCTAGTGTTCTAGTTATATCACCAGATAGACCATTAACAACAGTGCCTGTTGCTGTGATAGTTGTATCACTTAATGTTCTAGTTACACTACCAACAAGAGCACCCGCAATATTACCTGTAGATACTAAAGTACATGGTTCTAAAGTAACAGAAGTATTACCTGTAGCACCAGCAGCAAGTGTACCTGTAGCAGACGAAGTGACTGCATCAAGTGTTCTTGATACTGTGCCGCTTAGACCAGCCGCAACTGTACCTGTTGAAGAGCAAGTGACTTGAGCTAGGGTCGATGAAACAGAACCAGTAAGTGAACTACCAGTTGACCCTGTTGAGGATAGTGTTGCTCCATCTAATGTACGTGTTACCGTACCTGATGCACCAGCAGCGACAGTACTACTGGATGATAGTGTTGTGCTGTCAAGTGTTTGAGTCGTGCTACCAGTTAAGCCAGCTGCAAGCGTACCAGAACTAGATAATGTTGCTACACTTAGTGTAACCGATACTGTTGCTGTTACTCCACCACCAATTGTACTATTAGAAGACAATGTTAATGTATCTAATGTACTTGTTAGTGTACCTGTTGCACCAGCACTTATTGTTCCTGAGGATGATGCAACAATATTTTCTAGTGTTGAATCGACTGAACCTACTAACCCGTTTGCTATTGTTCCTGAGGATGACAACAATACGTTGCTAAGTGTTATCGAGGTTGAACCTATAACATCGCTTGTTGCTCCTTGTGGAGCTAATAAAGTTAGTAGCATGGTTTACCTACAACGTGCTTAACTGCGTTATTGTTGTTTGAGTTTCTGCAATTTCCAAATCAAGCTGAATGATTTTTTCCAGCTCTCCTTGTGCTTCTGCGTGCACTCTCGCATCTTTTAGTCGAGTCAATCTATTGCTTAGAACTCGTATCAAAAATTCGATCGTCATGATTATTGGTTACCAAAACAAGAGACATCGGAAGCATTCTTGAAACGACGCACGGTTTAACCAAAGATATTTAAGTCCATCCTTGGTTGTAATGATCTCCATTCGATTACCAAGAATCGCTGTTGGTGCTGCATATGGGTACATTGAGCCACCATTTACGTTCATGGTCGTCACGTTGAGCGACATTACCCGCTGCGTGGCATCTTTATGGTAGTAGATTCGGTCTGCACCGTCGTAGGCAGTCATCGTTCCCGTCGTGAGCGTTTCTGTGATTGGTGACGTAAATATCTGATTGACTCGATCTGTAACTAAGTCGTACCTATCGAAACCAACCGCAGCACCACCACGAGTGGCAAACATGTATCTTCCACGAGACGTTAGGTCACTCGTACCAAAAGCCCAATTCATCGAGACTCCTTGGTTCTTTTGTGCTTGCTCTAGAATCACATAGCCAGTGACCAATGTTGTTGGTGCTGTAATTGTTGGAATAGTAAGAGTATTTACAGTGTTAGAAGTGATGTTTACTTCCGCACTGAATCCCGTTGTTGTCAGGATTCGCAACCTCTTACCAGCCCAAATATTGACAGCCCAAGTCTTGGTTGTATCTTGCAACGTAGTCGTCGATTGAGTTCCAGTTGCTACCCCAAAGTCAGCCGCACCGATTGCAGTTGAAGTCGAAATTGCATATCGACTAACACCGTTTGTTGGTGCCGTAGCTGTTGCCGCAAGAGTCAAAGTTGTTGCAGTATTCGAAGCAATTCGGAATGATTGCCCTGCCACAGACCCGGTTGCTGCTGTCACAGCCCCTGTATACATATAAACCGTTTGGTTTTGGAATTGGTTGGTACTCCAGTTCTTTGTTGCATCCACCAACACAGTTGTTGACTGGGACGAAACAATTGTTGTTGCTGCTGGAGTTCCAGCCATCGTGTAGGTGAACGTTGTAGCCGAGGGAACAGTTGCAATTGCCACGTTGGTGACGTTAAAGTTTGCATCTGTTGCTCCTCTCACTGTTACCAGTTGCCCTACCTTAAATTGGTGCGGGTGAGCCGTTGTAACCGTTGCCGTTGTCGTTGCATTGGCAAGCGTCGTAATTGCAACTGGTTCATGCCCTACCACTGTTGCTGCGGCATTTCTTGCAATACCGTAATCTTGCTGTCGTCCAAAGGTTGGCACTTGCGAATCGATGTTATGAATCGCTAATGCGTTCAATGAGCCAAGCTGGATGTAGAGCTTGTCAGGATCGCCTTGAATCGTGAAAACAGACGTATTGTCTGGGGTCGTTGCCCAAGAGCCTACAATTGTTAATGCCGTAGCAGTGTTCGAAGCAATTGGCTTGTACTGCCCTGCTCCAGTTCCTGCCATAATCCGAACAACGTAGTTTTTCCAACGGTTTACTTCCCAGGATTTTGTCGAGTCGGTGATTGTTGTAGACGAACCGGAAGTTGCAATACCAGCATCAAAGCTGAGAATCATATAACGGCTTGTTGCCGTTGGGTGTGGACTAATATGAGTAGTCCACGTTAAAGTGTTAGCAGTATTGCTGTCAATCTGACGAAGTTGTCCAGCACCCGTACCTGAGTAAATATAAACCCAATAATCTCTCCATTGGTTAATTTTCCAAGCTGCTCTATCAACACCAAGCGAAGAATCTACAAGTGTAGTATTTGTGCTGGTTGATGCCGCAATGCCTCGTTCCCAGATCGACGAGTTCTCGGTAGTTCGTTCGATATTGACATCGTTGCCTGCTGCTTGAAAAATACCCTGCATACAAGGCATGACGTACCAAGTATCGGTCAATTGGTCATACACCTGCATCGTAAAAAATGGAGTCGTCGTGCTGTTTGACACTAAGATAATTAAGCCTGACTGCACTCTAAAAACCGAAGTCGAATCTGGAGTAACAGTCCAAGCAGAATCCACAGTGACGACTTGTGATTCGATAGCATAGGCAGCTTGCGTACCCGCTGTAGCGTTGATTGCAGGATTGAAGATTGCTGGAGTATTCCAAGTCTTGTTCGTCTGAGTCGAATCGCCCATCACAGCGACGGTTGCTGTGTTGGATAGGATTCTTCTCATCTGACTAACACCAGCATTACCAGTGATTCGCAGTGTGTAGCCAGCGTATTGATTACCACCCCATGCTTTTAACGTATCGGTAATGCTTAAAGAACCAAGCGTATTCGATACGGCTGTCACCACACCACTATCATGAACAACGGGTTCAGCAACTCCAGTGATAGTCCTTCGTTGTCCAGCACCTGTTCCCGATACGATTACAACGTCATAGCCCTTGAGTGCCTGCATAGATACTGCTGGAATTTGCAGCGTAGTCGAAGTGGCTGCAATCACACTTCCATCAATGCCTAGAGCTCCGCTAAACTTCATGGAGGAGAATGTAACGGGAGCAACTGGGGGTGTAGCCAATTGCATGTACATGTCCGTGTAAGTGTCGTACACAAAAAACTGCGTGGCTGAGATTAGGTAATAGATATACCTACCGTGTTGCGTCGGTAGAAAGTTCGGATTATCTGGATAGCACGTTGACGATACCGCAGCCGATACCGCAGGAGCAAAACGGGTCCATTCCCACGTTGGTAAATCGACTTGCTGCGTTAATGTATTTTTATTGAGTGCTGGCATGGTTTACCTTAGACGAATGATAATTGTGATCGGATTGAATTTGCGTAGGTGTTCTTGGCAATATTGATGTACATTTCCCGGTCCATACCGGCAAGTGCTGTTTGTGCTGCTACGGTGTTAACAGTGTTAAGTGTCCCAATGTTGGTCACGGTGCTTACTGTGGCGAGCACCAACGAGCCTGTAATCGCATCAATTGTTACCCGTTGACGTTGTTGCTGGTCAACGACCGCATTGCATTCAAGAATCTTGACGAGCCTAGACAACATGCGAATCAAATCATCAGACTGATTTGCAACGGTTGGTATTGGATTGGATAGACTAACGTCTTGCACAGTAGTGGCATCGTCAGGACCAGATACCGTAGCCAGTCCAACGACTTGAACAAGGGCTGTTTCGCCGCTGTATGAGACTTCTCTCGTTGCTACCCTCGCCCCACTTCCTGGGGTGTATCCTACGTTATCTGGCATGTTATTGTGCTTCCGGTGGCATTAGAGTTGAAAGAATTATTTAAGCGTTACCGTCTGTTAGGGTAAAACTATTGATAGTGAAAGATTGACCTGCTGTGAAAGATACAGAAGAGACGTTCATGTCTGAACCTGACACAGCTACGTCACCCTGGATAAAGCAAGTCGTACCGTCCTTTGTCGATTGCGAGTTGTAGACGCAGAAATGACCTGCCGTTCCTGTAGCATCGGCACTTAAATCTTGCCAAGTTCCTGCAATAGCTTTCGCACCTGATGCTGCCGCAGCCATCCAGTCCGATGGAAGGTTGATAGTCGCAAGTACTGTTCCGGTTCTTGCTGCTGCACAGTTTGCTGGAACAGTTCCACTTCTAATCTCTAACGAACACGATGATCCGTTTGTTAATTCGATTGCATCTAGTCTTGCGTTTCTTGTTGCTACATTAAATTGAATTGCCATTTGTTTTCCTTTATGGAGTGTACTGTAGATAAATGTCACCATCAGAACCACCTGAAGGTGCAGCCGTACCTGATGTTATGCGAGGAACATTTAATGTACCTTGACCATCATTAATTGAAAGTGTGCCGGAGCTAACAATAAGTTTTGAAATTATACCTGAAGGGTTGCCATCAACTTCTTCTACAGTGAGTCTTTTTGGTATAAATACTACAGCCATGATACCTCAATGTAAGGAAGGGAAAAACACAGGTTTTTAGGCCTGTGTTTGTAAAATAAAAATCTTGGATACTTTACTTAACTGGTGTGTTTGAACCAGAAGGTGGTACTGTTGAAGGAGTATCTGCTGCATCCTTCCCTGGAGTTCCCCAGAATCCTGGGGATGGTTCAGAGATTTGTGCTTCGTGCATATTCAACGGTGGGACAACAACACCGAGATGTTCGTGAGCAGGAATCGAAATTCCTGTGTTTGTCTCAGTACCATTCCCGATGTAGGTCGAAAGCAGTTCCTCGACGTACAGCATATGTTCTTCGAAGCGTGCAATGTCTCTGTCACCAATGCCGTATTGGAGTTTCGCAGAGTCACTGAACAATACTTTTTGCATCAATGTTGCAAGAGCTGTGATAACTCTACGGCATTTGACGTTTGCTGTTCGAAGTTGTTCATTGTCTGTGATTGCAAGCACAGTCAAGAGCTTTTCTTGTGCTGCTGGAGCCAGGTTACGATACTTTTTAGCCAAATCCCATTCTAGCTTTGCACGTACCCAGTCAGAGTTGATGGCTTCACTGTCAGCAACAACCATCTGCCCAGTCGAGTTGTTCGAATCCATTTCAAGGATTGCCATTTGCAATCTAGAAATTACATAACAAAACTGTTGAAGGTGTTGGTTGTTTAATTGCCACTTATGTACAGCAATTTTTTCACCACCAATAACAACTTGTTCTTGTAGAGATAGTTCAGTAATCATTCCCATTTTTTCCTCTTTAATTAATAACCACAAAATGTTTCGCACGTTACGAAACTAAATTTGTTTTTTTACTATTGTTCAGTTAGGCTTGTGTTGTTACTGCCGTCCATGTGGTTCCACCGTTGGTGTTGATGTACATTCGATTTGTTGTGCTACTTCCGTCAGTACGGATGTAGATTGAGCCTTGGCCTGCACTAGCGGTTGGAGCACCTGAACCCCAATAGATTCCTACTGCTCCACCACTTCCTATGGCAAAGGCTTGAGCACCGCCAGCAACTGGAGCAACTACAGCCGTTCTAGCGTGCATTACAACATCAGTCTTAACGGTCCCTCGGAGAATAGTTTCTGTTACAGATGAGTTACCGATCACAACTTGATTTGACGCTGTAGTAAAAGCCCCGTTGCCGATAGCTGTTGAGTTGACAGCGCTTACTAACTGTGAAGCATTCGTGCCTGCTTCATTTCCTAAGAAAGTATTGTTCGTTCCGGTGGTAACAGTAGTTCCGCAAAGGTAACCAACACAGGTGTTGTAGCCCCCGGTCGTTAAGAGTCCCGCTGTATATCCTAGAGCTACGTTACCGATACCAGAGACGTTAGACTGAAGTGCTGAGTTTCCGATTGCTGTATTTCTCGCCCCTCCTGCGGTAAAGTAACCCGCTTGCCAACCGATAAATTCATTTTCGAATCCAGTCGTTAGGCTAAATCCAGCACTAACACCATAAGTTGAGTTTTTTGCGCCAGATACACTCATTGCCGAGCCAAGACCCATGATCTGGTTTGTGGCTACATTCCCGGCACCGTGACAATGAAGAGTGCCGAATATTTGTGCTCTAGTGTGTGACGCATTACCAATAACAATTGAGTTGTTGAGACCAGTTACGGCTTGTCTGCCAATCACGATTGAATTCGTGATATCGACGCCTTGGCCCGTGACTCCCGCAGCTTCGTCACCAATGAATACGTTGTTCGATCCGAGCTGATGAATCAGCCCTGCATTGCGACCAATCGCTACATTGCCCGATCCCGTCGTTTGGTTGTACAGAGCATTGTGACCGAATGCGGCATTGTTGCTTCCGGTTGCTGTCGCCAGAACTTCGTTACCAAATGCACAGTTCCTTGAGCCTGTGATCAAGCTGCCGAGGACACCTCGACCAAAGCCATTGTTGTATTCGCCAGTTGTTACAATGCCTAGAGCTACGTAGCCTACTGCCGTACTTCCTCCGGTTAAGCATTCTCGTAGAGCACTATCACCGACTGCGGTGTTGTTGCCAACACTGACAACCTTTTCCAAGGCATAGGATCCAACAGCCGTATTGCCGACGCCGCCTGTCATGTACCTGAGTGCGTACGATCCGATACCAACCGTGTCGTTGACTGTGGCGGCACTGTTCAAACACAAGTACCCAAAGCCCGTAGCCCCACCGGCGGCGTTGGTCGTGTTCCCGGCAAAACCAGCAAAGGTATTGAGAGATGCTGGAATGTGCTTGATGCCACTGCTGATGTTATCAAGTACTTGTTGTTTTTCACCGGTTGTCAACGTCTGTGTTGTATATGCTACTGCTGATACTGCTGCTTGCATAGCTGCTTTATTAGCAGACATCATAAATGTATCTACATCGTTTGATACGGTTAGGTCTGGCATGTTAAACTCTTAAGTAAGTTCCAGTTGACGGTCGAATATAAGAATCTACTCCTCCTGGGCGGAGGAAACTGAACATTCCTATGACTATACTAGCTATAGCAACGTATTCCATAATAGCTGGACCAAACATTACTACTGAATTATCAGATATTCTTCGTAGTGACCATTTTTTATTTGGTACGTCACTATACGTGATAGGTGGAATTGTTACTGTAACAGTATTTGTTACAGAAGACAATCCACTAATAGTTGTCATTTCACTATTATCAGCACGTTCAATGACAAATCTCATTGTTGTTCCGTCAAAGTTTAATCCATCAGATCTTACAATAGTAACAACTTGTGTTCCATCATTGTAAAATACTAATCTATTTCTACCAGAAATACCATTAGGTGTAATGGTAAATGTTTGGGGAGAAATTGAAATAGCTGTTTGTTCAAGATTAGACCAGCTTTCGGAGATCTGTATTTGAGCTGATGTTTTTCTAATATACCAAGTACCTAATGGGTTGGCACTAACTACAACATAATCAGCATTTGGTAATGCTGCTATGTTAAATTGATAATGTCCTGGTCTATTGGTAACTTCACTTCCAGCAATGGGTGATCCATTTTCTGGGGATGTGTCAGGTGATGATAGGTCTGATGTTCTACTAAATAAATTTATAGTAGGACTCATTGATGGTATCATTGGTAATACTAGAAACATATTAGTCCTTAAGTTTGTTTAATTACTTAGCTTGGTCTTCGGTCGCGATTGGTATTGTCTTGTGCATGGAAGTACCTTTTGGCATGGGGGTCGTTAGTAAAGAGCATTGACTGTACCACCTGAATCTTTCCAGACTACTTTGTTTGCTGTCGTTGAAAAATAAAGCGTGCTATTTGCTGCCGAAGCATCCGTAATGGACGCAAGCTGAACACCACCTTTCGGCTCGAAAACTAAATTGTGCTTTATTTCAGCTCCAAGCGTCCTTGTTGAACTTCCGGTATAAACGTACAGACCTAAATTACCTCTCGCCCCAAGTCCTCCAACAATTGGACCCAATCCAGGGCTCGCCAACTCATACGACCCAACGAAATCCCCATCTCCAAGATATATTTGAGATCCTCCGGTCTTTCGCATCACCAAGTCGTTTTGGGCAAACACTCGCCCTCCGATTTCCGTCAATCCTTGCCGAACGCCCCCGATTGTTTCAATCTTAGTGTTAGCCCCAATGCGTTGCAGAGGAGAAGTGATGTTGTTGTAGGCACCTTCGTACACGTTGTTTGTTATGACGTTATCGAACCAGCCAGTCTCACACCAAGTAGCACAACCCAAAACCGTGTTTCCAATCAATGGCCCAGCAATTAACGTCGGAGTTGTTCCAGTATCAACACCCTGGACGTAAACTCCAATCGCATTCGTTGCCGAGGACGCAATAACGGTGTTTCCAACAATTTGTGCACCAGATATCCGAGAAAGAATTCCTCTCCTGGTTCCTGCCATTGTCGGGATAACAATCAAGTTGCCTCGCATTGCGAACGCTGTCGGAGTAGGTGTTAGTTCTGATCCCTGCGATGTTTCGATTCCAGTTGAGAAACCTTCAATTCTATTATTATCTGCGTTGAATCGTGGCTGAAAACCAGTGTATGCAAGAACAAAAACACCATGCGTTAAAGCTGCGGCTGTTGGCGCTTCGTTTACCATTGCGTTGTCTGAAAACTGCACTTCTCCACTTAACAAAACTCCATAGTTTTCTCCGATGGAATCAATTTCTCCAGCAGTCATCCGTGTTTGATAGTTAGAAGTCCATCTAAAGCTGTTTGCCGTTATGATGGCATCTTTATTTCCGACACAACGAATCGACGTATTCAAAAAAGAATTATTTGAAATTACGAGCCCTGTGTTTAGGTGCACGTCTCCGACACCACCCGTGATTATGTTACCAGCGTTTATAAACGTGTTGCCGATTACCTTTGGTGCTTCGTCTGCTGTTGTCCTGAAAATATCGGCAAAGATTCCTCGCGCACCTTCGACACGACAACCCAAAAGAAAAATTCCTGGAGTTTGATGAGAAAAAATGTAGCCAAAATTTAAATCCTCTAGCCTACAGTTTTCAATCCTTACGTCTTTGGTTGAAGCTGATTGTGTATAAAAACCGACATAGGTTCCGTGACCGTTTTCCGCTGCCGAAGAAATGCAAACATTTTTTGCAAAACACCCTTTTATCGAGACACCTATAGCGCTATTTTCGGTTGCTGCGGAACCGTGTACACAGGCACCGTATACGTCTCTCCATTCGCAGTTGTTAAACCAAGCCTTACCCGCAACTGTCACAACGTCAGAAGGCATGTCGATAAATTTACATTTATCGAAAATCATACCCTGCATGTAGCCAGAGACGATTGAACAGTTATTGAGCGTCCAACTATGCGATTGGTTGTTCTGCGTGTTGTTTCCGTTAAACGTCACGTGGTCACAAACAACATCGGTATCGTTTACGACCGTAGCTGTTTCTGAGCACGCAAACTGCAAGCAAGTTTCAAAAACGCTTGCACCCGATGCCATCGTGTATAAAGTCGCTCGGCTGAGTGTTATCACATTGCCGGTGATATTGGTAATGGTAAACGAACCACTGTCTCGCGTTGCTGTGTCTTGGTAGCCCAAACCCGTCGCTATTTGAATTTCCATGCCGATGCGAAAGGATGCCGAACTTGTCACTGTAATTGTAGTCGCACCAGCATTTGCTTGAGCCGCAAGCGTACTCTGTGCGAGCTGAATCCGTTTAATAGTCCCTCCTATTAACTTTGTGCCAGGATTGACAGTTACTTGTTTTCCGAAATAGGTTTTTTTGTTTTGTAGTCGAATCGTCCCACCGCTCGGCAATTTTGATGCTGCTGTGCTAATTGCGTCTGTATCGTTTCTAAGTCCGTTTGACCCAACTCTAAAAAATTCAGGAAATACGTTTACATTATCCCATTGCCTAACGTACTTAGCTCCACCGTTGTTTGCGATAACTACTCCACCGTCTACGGTTGCGGAATCGTCGCGAACAAATAAACCACCGATCCACTGCCTAGACACCCCGCGAAGCTCTGCGTCAACTGTCGTATTGTTTGGAACGATGTATGTTCCGTTAGATATGTAAACCGAGTCTACGGAATCGGCTGTAAGAAAATCGGAGAAAGTTCGATAACGAGCATCCACGACCACCGCCCCACTGCTATTCATCGCTAATAGCTGTGTCGATGCCGGTGTTGCTAGGTTTGCTAAGGATTGTAATTTTGGGTTATATGGTTGTGGTGCGAGTCCCATTATTGTTTCCTAATAGCATTAATTTCTAATTGAAGATGTGCAATTTTTTCATCTTGTTTTATTGATTGTGTATAAAGTTCTAATCGTTCTTTATCACATCTTTCTGCATGAAGTGCCATATTTTTTATTTGAGCATCCATTGATGCTATTAATAAACCATATTGCTGTTTCATATCGTCTATTGCTGATCTATTTTTATTTTCCATAGCTTTGTATAGAAAAGCAACAGCAGTAGCTAGTGTACTAATAACAACTAATACACCCCATAAAACCCAAGTTAAAAGATTACTTCCATCAGGAGGATGAGCAATAGTTTGAGCAATCAAAGATGAATCAGAATAGATTGGATTCCAATCTTTATAAAGTTTTGACCAAAGCTTTAAGTAATTCCACATAAGTTGCCGCATCTTTCAGATTTAGATTGACTATAGCAGCGTCGATAGGTTCAACCCAAAGTTGTCCCCATTCTTTTTTTAAACTTTCACCTTTTCTAGCAAGAAAAGTAGAAACAGTTAATCGAATTGTTTCTGTTCGAAGTTCTGCTAAAGTCTTATTTGCTGATTCTTGAATTAATAAACTTAAAGCTAATTTTAAATTAGCTGCCGTAGGTGGATCATTTAATTTTAATAATCCTTCTTTGGATATATTAACTATTTTATCAAAAGAAGGAGTATTAGAAATCGGCGCTGGATTTGGAATCTGAGAAAACGTAACAATCACATCGTGATATGTAACATCAATGTCTGCTAATTTATTTGCAGCTACCAACCCGAACGAATATTTTCCTGGGGTTGGGATTGAGAAGAATATATTGTTGTTACAGCTTGCTGATGTTTGAATTAGTTCAGGTGGTATTAACCATTTAAAGTTATCTCCTGTAGCTTCTTCTGCTGATAAGAAAAGTAAAGTACCAACCATTACAGTTGATGGTCCTTTAATCTTTGCTTTGGCAGGAGTAATAGGAGCCGGAGATTCCTGGGCGTAGGTAACTGTATCTATAGTTGTTGGTGAATTATATGCTTGGTAAAATATTATAGTAGATAATACACACAAGCATGGTAAAAATGTTTGACGGATAATATTCACAATGCACCTATTCTGAAATTTTCTTTTCAACGAAATTAACTCCAGCTAGTGAAGCTAGAGTTGAAATAATTAAAATAAGATCTTTGGGATCAAATTTATTATTATAAAGTGTTGAGCACAACACTGTCATTGTAGTGGCCAATACTACGTATCTTAGTAAGGGCCACATAGGATGTTTGGGATCGTGAAAGTTCATTTTTTTATTAATCGAATGATTTCCAAGATGATTGGAATTAGTGCTGCCCAAGGAATTGCTGTTGCAGTTACATCAGGGGTAGATTCACAAACTGCTTCAAATGCTGTAAGAGCAGATTCTAAAGAATCATATTCAATGTCTGATTGAAGGGATACTGTATCATCTGGAACAAACTTTTCCATCAAGCATCCAGCAAGCCACAATGCTTGCTTAACAAGACTAGGAGAAACTCCTAGACGGACTGCTTTAGCAAAATCAATTAAGCAAGAAAGAGAAAGTTCAGAACTAAAATTTGGTGCACAAGACATAATAAACTTTCAATTGACGGAGACGGAGATATGTGTAAATAACCAAATCAACAAAGAAATTAGTTTCCACACACCAAAAACACTAAGAGTTAAAAGGATCAACAAAATTGTTGTTGCTCCTTTGTAGGTATGTTTTATAAAAACATCAAAGATGTTTTTAAAAACATTTAGTCTGGAGCTTGCATTATTCATTAAACCATTTAAGGTTGAGAGAGATTGCTTTGGTCATTTGTGGGGCATTTGGGATACCCCATCCTGTGAAATCATCTTTACCTGTGGAACCTTGGTCAAGACAATTAATAGCTAAGAATTTTCGGACAGCCTCTATTCCAGTAAAAGCAGCTCGTCCTTGTCTTCGCATACGGGAAATAAGATATGCAAAGAACCCGGCTGCCCAAGGTGTTGCCATAGATGTCCCTGACATAGACACTAGGCTGTTACGGATAGAGCAAGAAATGATATCTTGACCCGGACATATGATATCAAGTTCCCGGCCTCCAGAGCTAAATGAGGCTCGCTGTCCACTTCTTTGATATGCACCAATACAAAGAGATTCAGGAAATTTAGAAGGGAATCCTATTGTGTTTCGACTACCAGTAAATCCACTATTACCAGCAGCACTAACAACAATACAGCCAGCTTCCCAGGCTTCTTGAATTGCTTTTTGCATAGGAGCATAAGGTGAGGGACTACCTAGAGACATACTGATAACATCGGCACCAGCATTTACAGCCCATCGAATACCATCTGTAATAGCTTGAGAAGATCCTGAACCACTATTGGATAAAACTTTACCTACTAGTAAAGTTGCAGCAGGAGCTACACCAATATTTGGGAATCCAGAACGTCGTCTTCCAAGAACAGTTCCAGCACAGTGGGACCCGTGGCCATTCAAGTCACGCCAAGATTCGTTAGCAATAAAAGATTTTGCATCGAAAGGTTCAGGAAGTAATTCATGACTAGTCATACCTGTATCTAATACAGCTACTTTAGTTCCTAGTCCAGAATCTTCACCTACTAAATCAGAAAAAGATTTAGGGATACTCCAAATTTCGTCAGAAAGAATATTTACTTCGTGCCCAATCATATCATCGGGTGGAAGTGTTACAATCGGACCTATCATGGTATCCTCGAAGTATACTATATCGCTACGAAAAAGCCCTCAATACATTATATGCACGAGGGCTAAAAGAGTCAAGTGTATTAGCGATTTAATATACGGTCAGGATACTACTTTTTAAAATATCATAGATACTTTAGTATTCTTAAAAAGCTCGTAGAGTTTTTAAGAACACTGTTTTAGAAAACATATCTTATTAAATCTATTATCTTCCATATAGCTAATGGAACAATAATAATAGATAAAATACATAAACCAATTATTATATTGGCTAGTGTATTAAAAACAATATCCAAAGATTTAAATTGATCGGAATCCATTATTTTTTTCCTTCAAAGTGTTAGGCATGTAACATTTAGGTATGTTTTATAAAAACATCAAAGATGTTTTTAAAAACATTTAGTCTGCTTCATAACGAGCGTGTAGGTGTAATTCATCAAAGTAAAAAACAAATGATTCTTTTTTTAAAGAAAACAATGTTCTATTGATTTGAATTTCTTTTGGAAATTTATCACTACTTGCTTTTTTATAAGAAATAGTATAATCAATAGATTCACCATTCACGTAAAAATGCATAGTGTGTTTTACTAAAAAACTTTCGGGATTTTCAGAAAACATTTCGGATAGTTTTACCATTTGTTCACCTTATTTTGTTGTGAAGCCATATACTCTTTCATGTCCATTGTTTTCTTATGAGCAATAGATTTCATATGACAACCTAATCTAAAAAATAGAGCTGTACAACCAACTGAATTATCTAGATATTCGTTGTCTTTACCATATTGATCTGTCCATTCATCAACGTAACGATCTTCTTTTTCAAAATACATTTTAGTAACAAATTCGTTAGTTAAATGTTCTGAATATAAAAGATGGTCACTAGATAATTTAGGTGCATACAATCTATAGCTGCCGGGACTTCCTGGGACGGTAACGAATCCTTTATGAATAAATGATTTCATAAAGTTAGTATCAATCTTTAGAAGTGGCATAGTATTATCGGATGTGATTGTACTATAACAATGAAAGTGTTTTTCTCTTTCATTACTAATAACTTCCATCATAGGTTTATCTTTTGCTTTGTAAGATACCCCTTGAGTTGCTATTAACAATGAACGATGTTGACTTTCTCTCATTGCTGATAGAACACTATCCATTTCCCAGTTAATGTCTACACCTATAAGTCTGTGATAAAATTTAGCTCCTTCTTCTCTAGTGTATTGAGTACCAGCAATTATTGGTATTAAATCTTTAACTGCTTGATAAATCATAAGTCGTGTATCTTCTCGATTTATGTTTGGATAAAATCTAGCTAAAGTATTGTAGATGTTTTTCTTAGTCCACATAGATGTTTCTTGTGGAGGCCAAGTTCCATAATCAATAATATTAGGTTCAATCATTAATCCAGAACTCATAGTAACGTAACTAAGAAAATCTTTATTACAGTCAATATGAGTTACTATAAACATATGATTTGATGGGAAGCTATACCTGGGTAGGTGACTTATTCTACCTAAGATTTGATCTTGAGTTGCTTTAATAGCATCTTCAGATATACTATCTTCACCTAAAATACATTGACATTCATACATGAAGGCTTCTTCACCTTCTTCAAAATAGATTGTCATAGCATGTTGGGTAGCAGATAATTCTATACTATCTTCTGATTCCCAATCATAAGCCCATTCCCAAGAAGGTATTGCTCCTTCATGAAGTATTTCATAATTTTCTCTAACAAACTCTCTAGCACGTATTTGTGCTCTTTCTCTTTCTCCTTCTACTTCTTTATTAAAATTTAAAAGAATAGCACCATATTCTTCCCAAAGATTCATATTCTTTGGCATTTGAATCATCATAGAGTATTTAGCTACTTCCCATGAGGGTTCTTTAAGAATAAAATGTGAAGCTACGTCACCACGACTATTAGGTGTAATTGTTAAAATACATCTAACTTTTTTAGTATGACTACCACTAAACAAAGCTGATCGTTTGATAGTTCTAGCAATACGATTTGATACTGTAGGTGATAGAGCATCTTTGTCTGTTTGAATATCATCTAACAAAATAAAATCTGGTCTAACACCACGACCTGCTTCTTCACCAGCTTTAATTCTAGAAGAAAGACCTCGGATATTATCTTTGGTCTTAACTAGAATACGAGCACCACTAGCTATTTCTCCTGGGACGATGGGAAACACAATAGAGTCACGAGTCATATCTATCTTGGTTGGGTTACCATTGATATTTTGTGCTGGTGCTCTTTGTGGTTTACCTTCAACTCCTTTGAAGCAAGCTATAACAGTAGGGTAGAGTCTAGCTAGTGCATTATTACTTGTAAGTTCTGTGATAATCTGTTCCATAATTTCAATAGACTTATCAAGTGCTGATGAAACTATAAGACAGAATTTAATATCACCTTGAAGAATACCAAGTAATACTTGATTAACTGCACGACTAGTTTTAGCAAAACCACGAGGTTCTGCTTGAACTAACTTACCTCTACCTTGAACTATCTTTTGAAATCTACGAACAGCTTTCTGTTGTTCTTCCCCATAAGGTTTAACACCTGTACTCATTGGAAATAGCTTTTGGTGGGCAAGAACATAATCAGTACGATATAGTTCTCGTTCAGCTAACATTTCTTCTGAGATAGGGAACAAAGGTATTAAGCTGTGTTCGCCTACTTGTTTGTAGTTTCTAACTGTTCTTTCGTCAACTTGGTAATTTAGAAGACTAATATCTTTGATATACTTTGCTACATCGACTACTTCTCCTGTATCTTCAAATTCACCAAAAGGATCTAGTTTAGCCATCATGACTCCTATTCATAAATTATGTGCTGAAGGTCGTTAGCATAAACTCTTTTGAGTCTCCATTTAGTTGTTGCTCTACCTACTGTGTTAGTTTGAACTTTGATTCCTTCGATAAGATCAAGAGCAACTAAGTCAGCTAGTTCTAGAGTACAACGCTCAAATGGCATCTTAGCTAATTCTACTAATTCATCACGACTACGATATTCTTCTCCACACATCCATTTTACAATTCTCATACGGTAAGAGGTCATATCCATAATATCTCTAGTTACTTTACAAACTAAATTGTGAACACGTTCATCTGGTTTCTTGAGGTTAAGAACTGTACTAGCACACATATAAAGTTTTGCTATTTGTCCAATAAGACGAGCAGAAACTTCTACAATAGGTCTAGAACTAATATCTTTACTACCAAACTTTTCTCGGTCAACTTTAGTTCTCATAGTTGATGCAAGCCTAGCCCAAGTTAGAATGTTATTTTGTGATCGAGCATCTAGTTGAGTCATAGGATCTCTAGCCATTAGATGTTCAATAAAACCTTTACCAGCAGCAATAATAGAACTATCCGCAGGAGTTCCTGAGGGGTCGCCTGCCATAGTAATAGACTTAGCTAACATGATCTCTTCTATCTTTACACGATCTTGTTCTGATAACTCCAATTCGAAATCCAAGAATCGTTCACCTAAGAATGATTGATCGGATCTCCGAATAACATAAGTACCCATTAGGATCATGGTTGATCTAATGTTGTGGTAATCGTTGGCTACTTTGTTTTTGTAGAATGTAGAACTATCTTTATCATAGAAGTCTCGAAGTTCTGAAAAGATTTGTTCAATATTCTTTTGCTTTAACAAAGCATCAGCATCTTTAACGATTAGAGTTTTACCTGCAATCAAAGGAACCAAAGATGCATCGCTATCACCTTCTTTATCTTTCCAACCAGAGAAGAGTCCAGTAAAAGTAGATTTGAGAACTACTTGGGTACTACCAGACATAGCTTTGGCAATACTCGTTTTTCCTGAGGAGGGAGCACCAATTAATCTGATCCATATTTGTTCTCCTTCTACTTTGATCGAGTAAATTGAAGACAGTACAAGAAGCATTGCCATTTCCATGCATGGTGTTGTATAATATTTTTCTTTGTATCTATCAATGAGTTGCTCAAAGTTGACGATAGAAGTATCGGCAGCAATATGATCTACTGTTGTCTTAGTAACAACTAGATCTTCTGGTGCTTCATATTCTACAATTAGATCACGAAGTTTATTATAAGAACCTCTACCCCATTCTGCGTAGTGATCGCTAACATCATATCCGGCTTTCTTTTCTTCTGGCCATTTAACATAACTGATAGATTTAGGTTTGGATGGGTGATTAGCAATGTATTTAGTAATAACTCTGTCACGACCTGTACGACCAGCTTCGTCTTTGTCGTAAAAAAATACTATGTCTCTACCTGCAAAAACATCACACCAATGAGGCTTCCATACCGATGCTCCTGGGACACCGATTGGAGTTATGTCTTGGTTACTTAGTATAGCATTGGCTGCTATTCTATCCCAATGTCCTTCGAAGATCCATATAGTATCTTTAGGATCTTCTTCCCAATTCATAAGACTGTGTTCTATACGAGGAGAACACATAACTACAAATTTACCTTCACTATTACGGACAGCTTTGTAAAGATTACTGAGAGATCCGTTTTTGAAAGTGGGTATTAAATAAGATCCGTTAAGTGGATTAAACTTAACACCAGCAGCAGACATTGCACTAAAAGGGAGTTGTCTAATAGCTGCAAGTTCTGTTGCTGCTCTTGTTGCTGTGTCAAGACTAGCATAAAATTTACGAAGAAATTCTATTGGGTTGCCTCTTTCACCACATACTTTACAATCCCACATTTCTGTTTCTGGGTGAAAGAAGAAATGTTTTTCTTTACCACACAGAGGACAGTCGGTGAGTAAATTATTGCCAGCAGGAACTGCTGCACTATTACTATGAAATTCAAATAATGATTTTGGTCGATCCATGAATATATTTTCTTGTCAGAGATTTTTATAAAATATTGTCAATCAGTGGTTTATCTTGTGGGTTGTAAAGTAGCTCATAAGTTGCACCACATGTACCAAGATATTTAAGACCTGCATCTTCTATGCAAGCAATCTTAGCGGCAATGATTTCTGGCAGTTGAGGTATGATAGAGACTTCAGTATCAAGACCGTCATGGACTTGACTATTCATATGGCAATCGTATCTGTTGTAAAGTGGATGACGATACCAAGCAAGCATAGCTTCACCCATAATCCAACCAGCACTACCTTGAACATAAAAGTTTGCAGCTTTGTATGGTTCATTTGGTGGTACTGATAGACGATATCCACCCATTGTACTTACACCAAAGTGCTTATGTCTGCTAAAATTTTCTTCACACATCTTTGCTCTACTAAGTGTAAACTCTCTAATGCCAGGGAGTTCTTTATCGATAATAGCACAATAGTTTCTGTCTGTCTTTCCTCCATGATAAGTGTTATTTGTTTTTGAATCTGTTGCTCCGTAAATACGTGCAAAGTTACCCGCTTTGACATTTTTATAGCATTCTAATATAGAGATAACATCTTGAGTCCAGGATGATTTTGGAACACTAGAAGCTGCTGCATATAACGAATATTCATCAGGGAAAATGAGACTCATGATAAATTGATGAACAGATTTACCTGATTCAAAAATATCAATGAGTTTGCGATTACCTACACTATATGCCCATATACATAATTCTATGTTCACCATATCCGTACAGATCCACACTTTTCCTGGGGGTGGACCAAATAAGGATTTGATTAGTCTATTTACATTCTGGTCATTAGGTGATGAAGATGATTGACGAGTTTCACGAGTACCTGTGATATTAAGATTTGAGTGAGTACGGCTGTCTCCAATAGTCCAATGAAGGTATGCAATACAATCATTAGCTTTCTTTTGAGCACGCTTGTATTTATCTAATTCTTCGAGAGCAGGGATGTTGTGTATATCTTGATAGTATTTAATTGTTTCTTTAGAAGTAGATGGTTTACCATTATCAGTTCTACGATCAATTGGAATGTCAAGACGATTATGAAGAAAGTCTACTAAGTGATCTGGCTTATTAGGGTCAAATCTATAAGTAATACCACTAGCAGATTTCATAATCTGACGAGATTTTTCCATGATTCTTTGGTAATGATCGAGGGCTTTAGTAGCTTTATCTCTATCAAAGAACCTTCCTGTTGTTTGAATCTCATAAGATACTTCTAAAAGATCAGCACGGGTACGGTATTGATTCCAAAGACCAGCAGATATAATAGCAGGCTTAAAGATCTTCCATAAACAGATAGTTCTATGAACGTCTTTAAGAGCATATATTCTACAAAGTTCAGGAGCTAACCAGTAATCTAGCTTAGACCAAGGAGTAGTTTTAGATGCACCAGGAAAGTGAGGATGACGAAATCTAGCAATATCTCTACCCTTAGGTGAGTTTCTTTCACGAACTACAGCAGCCTGTAAATCTTTTTCATCATCATCAGGGAATCCAAGATATTCAAATGCTAGATCTTTAAGACCAAGAGTACGACCTACTAGTTTATGTTCTGTTGTTTTCTTTGCAGAGTTAACACAGTGAGCAGCAACTAGAGTATCTTCTATCTTAGACCAAAAAGATGAAATAGATATACCAATAGACCACAAGGCTCTCATATCAAAAGTTGTATTATGAAATACGATACTACTTGCATTATCCATAACCTGTTGAGCAGAAGCTAGCACATAATCATCCCAGTAAACTTCACGAGTTTTAGGATCAACTTCTCCTTCCCAACACCATTCATGAGTACCATTACAAGCAGTAATCATAAATGGTTTACATCCATGAAAGAAATCTGGTCCTGTAGTTTCAGTATCAACTGCTAGAATCATTTGGTTTTGCTTTAAGATGAAAAGAACGATTTCTAAGTTCAATTAATTTATATCCGTAACTATGAGTTTCCCATAATTCTCTGACTAATTTAATGCAAGCATCAGCTTCTTTAAATTTACGGCTATCAATTAAGTTAATAATATATTCTTTTTGTTTAATAAGAATAAAATCAAATTCTTCAGAAGTCATTGCTTATTCTTTCCCATTCTTCGTCTGTGATTTCTCTAGTTTTAGGAGGCTCTGGTAAAAGTGTTTCTTTTAATAGATGTACCATGTATTCATTTAGAGAGAGCTTTTTAAAGGCTGCTGCTCTTGTTGCATGTTGGTGAAGTTCTGGTGATAATCTAATTGTTATTCGTTTTTCAGTCATTGAAAAGTTTCTCCTGTAGCTAGTCGAGTGATAGGTGCTTTGGGTGAGGTAGCATCCCAAGCAGCTTGAGCATCTATTTTGGTATTTAAAGACTTTATAGTTTCTAGCCTTTCTAGTTCTAATTGAGTGAAACAAAACCAAGCTACTTTAGCTAAGTGAGCTTCTGATCTGTCTCCTTCTTTCCATAAGGCTAGATGAGTAAGAGCATGTTCAAGTCTTTCTTCTTGATATTCTTTATCACCTACTCCTTTTTTCCAATTATCTTTTCCATAGCGTAAACCTTCTACAAAGATTTTACCAAGGGCAAAAAGAGAATGAAAAGGAATAAGAGATAAACCTGTGTTTACTTTATCTGATTTGGCTTTGAGTTCTTCTGACATAATAATCTCCTAGAATAAAAAGGGAGTCACCAATATCCCAATACCACTTTAAGGAACTTTGTAAAAGAAGAATGAAAGACTTTTACAAGCGTAGTGTATTTAGAAACTTTATCGTCCTACACAGTATCCGTTTACACACTGAATGTCAGTGATGTAAGGCATGTTACGTCTGTGTCCTGGACTATTCATCCACATACGTACCGCATCTTCTGGGGATGAAGCACCACTTGCTACGTTCTCGTATCCGATGTATGATCTATCATGATACATACGTCCTTCTCTTGCTAGACGGGTAGCAAATTCGAGAGAACCTTTAGCTGAATGAGCGGCAGCACCGATGACTGTACGGATCGGAGTACACTGTCCTGAACTACAGTCTGGAGCAGACATATAGACTGGCTCTGGAGTAGACATAGGAGCAGGAGCAGAGACTGGAGCAGAGGTAGATACAGACACCGGTGTTTGCATAAAACTAACGGTAGTAGTTTTAGAAAACACTTCAGAGCCTGCACAGGATGCTACTGCAAATGATCTTCCTCCACAAGATGCTACACCAAAAGAGGCAGCAGAGCCGCAGGATGCACGAGCAGAACCTATTCTTGATAGGATTCCTCCTCTGGCTGCAATTCTTTGGCCTACACGTGTTCTTGGTTGCCATGCAAAAGACGGAACAGCAGACACACATAGAATAGCTACCATAGCTAAGACGATACCGACAATTTTGTAACTTTTCATCATCATTCCTTGAACTGAGGGGCAAAAGAACCTACCCATGAAGTTATGGGTAGGTTTGAAAAATAGTGTTTCTTAAAAGCTCGAAGAGTTTTAAGAAAGATCAGCTTCGTTTGCAAGAGCTTCGGCTCCTGTTGATAGATTTTTGAGGCCAATCTTACCGTTGGGGTATTGCTCTACAAACTCGTAGGCTTCTCCCTTGAATGTAACTTTGTCACCTGCTTTGAACTTGCCTCCCTTAGCTGCCGGTGGAGCTACGTTCGAGATAGAGGGCATGATGGAGTCGTTAGCTGGAAGCTGATCGGCTTTACGATACAATCGTAGACCTTTTCCATCGTTAAGAGTATCAGTTGGGTTTGCTGTAACAACAAACTCCAAAGTAATGTCCGCAGTCATGAACCAATCAGCCAACTCAGTTGGATTTTTATGGTTCTTACGAACTTCTTCTGGTAACCCCCAAGTAACCAACGTACTAAAGTACGTTTCTAGAGATTGGGCAAGATTACCGTTCTTATCTGAGAACCAGAAAGTTCTCTTCAACAAACGTCCAGTAATATCTTCTGGAGCAATGCTACGAACTGTGACTTCACAGAAAGGAGTACCTTTCTTAGTGAGGACACCATTCTCTACTTTGTCAGGAGTAGATCCGAATCGGAACTTCTCGATACGGCATTGACCTGCTGCACCAATTGCAAGAGGGATGTTACCAAGATTAGATTCTGCTGCCTTGGATTTTTCAACTGTATCCGAAGCTGCACCTTGGTAGAAAGACATGAACGATTCGGAAACTTCTGCTGGTTTAGACATTATATTGATCCTAAAAAGTAGTGTGTTTTTTGAAAGCTCAAAGAGTTTCATAGAACACAAAAGTTGCGAACACATCTTATGTAATAACGAAATGTTATTGACGGAAATAAGATATGTAAAGTAAAAAAGTAAGCTGTGTAAGTTAGAAACTAATAAAGTTTAAAACGTAGAAAGTAGTGTCGACACCGTGTTTTTATAAAGCTCGTAGAGTTTATAACAAACACACCTGGATTGCTAGTCCTTCTTTGAGCCACCAAACCTTTCTGGGATTTGTTTGAATAGGTTAGATGCTGCTTCGTCAGCATTTCTACCCATAGGTATACAGGAAGTCATATCCCATCTATTCTTTGCAGAATGTGATGTGGATAGGTCTGTATAGATGTATCGGCCTGTATCAGAAGATGCTTTACCTTCTGTTACAGAACCTTTGATCGTTTCTGTTGCTTGAGTAATTGTTACCTGCTTATTGAGAAAGAAGATAAAACTAGCCCAGGCAACAATAGTATTTCTCATACCACCTTTATCACTACCATCCATAGCTATCTCATGAGAAAGATAATCTGGTCCCATAGAATTGGGAAGGCTGATAGTAACTTGGTGAGCTAAGAAAATAACATTAACTCCTTTGTCACAGAGATTGTCACATAGATCAAGATATGCTTGTAAATATCTTACAGCTTCTTGTCTTGGACCTTTACTGTAATCAAAGAATGCTTGTGGATTTCCTTTGTAATCCATAAGAGTAGCATGTTCAAAGATAAGTCTTTGAAGTCCAGTACAACTATCAATAAGGATTGTACCTTTGTTGACACTCTTAGTTGATGTAACTAATTGTTGGAATGATTTGATATTTTCATTATCTGTGTTCTCAGGAACTTTAGATAATGTATCGTAACCTGATTCAAAAATTGATTTACAGAATACAGGACCAGGAAATCTAAGACCTAATGAAGTCTTTCCCATACCTGCAAGACCATAAATAATACCTGATAAACCTCTAGCCATAATAATCCTTTTTAACAAACACCTAAAAATCCTGCTCGCCAAGCCCAATATTGTGGGGTATCTTTAAGATACTGACAAGCAGACTTATCTTTACCATTTATAAAGGCTTGTGAGCCTTCATAGTATGCTTCTTGATTTTGTTTAATTGCTTTCCAGACTTCTTTGTCTATCTTCAATTTTTGTCTGCCTTTGCTGCTGCTTCCTGGGATGTGAACGTACCTGATGGATATCTTTTACGTAGCTTAGCTTCGTTTTGGGAGATAATATTAGGTAGTGTTGTGTTAAATTTAAAACAGATGAAGTTAAAACATCTGTCTAGGTCATATGATGCTTGCATAAGTGCAGCAGCATCAAGTTCATGACTGTAATATACAAACTTCTTAATTAGATCTCCGATAGTTTCAATGTGCGGTCCCTCTTCTGAACACCATTGAATGTCAGTAATAGTATGAGTTAGACCTAGAAGATTGAACAACATTGTCTTGTAGTAATAGATGTCTCCGATCTCTTTAAGTACAGCAATCTCTTGTATATCTATAGCTTCACAAGGCATCAAAGGATTCTCTGATGCTTTATAAACAAGTTCTCCGTATTTATGAAATTCATTTAGGTATTCTACATATTCGTTAAGAATACCATAAGCACAATGAACGATATCGTGTTTATGTTGAAGATCTGTTAGTTGTTCTAACAGCTTAACTGGATTTTCTGTATCTTCATATTTCTTATGTGTATATGCAAATGTTGTTACACAGAATCTTGAATAGGTTGCTTCAATAAAAGCATCAAGTGTAGACTTATTTTCCAATTTTTAGTTCCTTGAATAGTTTAGAGGTAGTACGAAGTTGAGTAATATCTAGTTCACCAATCAAGAATGACCAGTATCTAGATTTGTATTTTGATGTTACTGCTGGATCAAATAGTCTGATAGGTTTCTTATAGAATAGATGATTGTAACATTCTGGGTTGTGTGGGTCAAATGAATCAGATGATGTGTAGTTATACAACATACATATCTGATCTATAATTGGGTTGATGGTTGATCTAAATTGTTCACGAATCCAATCTGAACTTATATCGAATTCAAATTGATAAACCCAAAAGGGTAAATTCTTTGAAACTGGATATGTTTTGTAAGAAGGACCATGATAAAGTTTTTTGATATAGGCAGCATCCTTTTCGTAAGCAGTTCTAGTTGGAGCACTCCACTGTGTTTCTGGCACAATGAATACGTCGTATATTACGTGTCTTGCTTGACTAGCATGACAGTAAATATTAACTTGCATGTCATGTTTGATTTCTCTACGAAATTGATCAAACTCAAAGTATCCTTTTGATTTGTGTTCGATCAATGTACGAGAAAAATCTGTTGATTGAAGTGATGTGTTGATAGATTCATAGAAACTATTGTTTGGATCAGCAATACCATCCATTTTACCCATCAAAGTAACTTCAAAGTTTTTAGTTGCATGAGGTATTTGAAATTCTTTTTCAGTTTCAATATGGTCATATTGAGTTTTGTATTTATCATTGTAGAGCTTAATCATTTCAGCACAAGAATAATAACTCGTAGGTGCTGTATGAATTTCTTTTAGAGATTCTTCTTTCATAGACTTCAGAATTATTTCCCATTCAAATTCTGTAAAATCTTTTGACAGTATTGGAATTTCTATAAGATCTTCAAGACCTTTATGTATGATGTTACCCCACAAGATTTCCTGGGAGACGGGTGTTGGTTCTTCTAGTCCTAGTCCGTAGTATAATACGAAACAATAAGGATCTTGAAGAAACATACTTATCATTGATTGGGTGATACCACCTTCAATAGGACCGGGCCATAACCATTTCATGATATTGTCAATCTTTTGTTAGCATTTTAATAAAACATTAAGGTGTTCTGAAAGAAGTTGAGATAGTTTGTGTGCATTACGACGTACTGTAAGTATTTTATACTCAAGAGAAGCAATGTATTCAAGACTATCGAGGATTAGTGTGGATCTTTTTGTTGTAAATTTAGGAGCTTGTTTGTTAACATAAGAACCTAAATGCACAACAAATTGAGGAGCAAATTCACTATAAATATCATATAAATGAGGTTGACATGCCCGTACTTCTCCTGAGGTTGGTTGTCTGTCTTCATCTATTATTGATAAACTATGTGTTGATGCTGTATCTATTTCTGAGTATTGGTCAGTAAATTCTCCGTTGTAAATGATGGAACTAGTTCTACAAGCTACAAGGTAAGTACAGTAGAATTCAAAGTTAAAAGGTACAAGACGAAAGATATGCTTTAAGATTCTTCCTTCTTGTCCAAGGTAGGCAACCCCTGATACATCTTCTGTGCCTCTAGGAGCAACTCCGATGAACATAATTCTTGGGTAGTAACTGGTTGTGTCAAAGGAACTCGACGAAGGGGAGTTGGGGGCGGGGAGTAAGTGGGGAGCGAATTTTGTTGTGGGTCGGATGTGGTGTCGTTTTCCAGCATATCCGAGAACAACGTATCTTCGTCCACTTGCAAGTCCGCATTGTCTACACCCGGCGTAAGACTCATTGGCTGTATAATCAAGACGGTAGAGATTTGTGCCTCGTACCTTATACCCGATAGGATTTTGTTCAATTGTTCCACTGAACATTTTTTACCTCCAGTGAGAATTGAATGAAAATTGGGTGGTTTAATATTAAGGGAGCGACAGTAGTCAACAAAATTTCCTGCTGCTAATTTATCAATTAGGTCTTTTAGCCGATAACCGTCTTGCGGCTTCAAGCAAAGCAGAGTTTCCACTGACTGGTTTTGGCTGAGGTCTATCGTGAAAATTGGTAAGTCTGGTTCCATTGCGTTTCAGTGCTGATGCTAGGACATTGAACATGTAAGAAGGTGATTCTAGATGGGCTGACATAAAATATATGACAGTCCATCCTTCTAAATAAAGATCATTGTGTTTTGAAACATCACGAAGCATACCTTGATATGATGTGTGTCCTCTACCATGACCCTGTAACTCTATTCCTATTTTTTCTTTTACAAATGCAAAATCTAATTCCCATTCTCTTGTTTGAACAGGTGATAAAGCGTTAGATGAAGAAAACATTGGAATATAAAGTGAACTAACCTTCACTATGTGGTGAAAGGTTATCGGGTAATCCGATCGGCTTACCCAAAACTCGTGGAAGTTCTGTTCGAACTGGCTGTCGTATAGTGGGTTGAGAGCCTTGTGTGGTGATCGTTTTTTCTTCACTTCCGTGTCCTACGTTTGGTTCTATTCCTAAATTTGTTAAGTGTCTACGAGCATTGTTGAGTGATCGTTGACAACGAATAAGTTCATCAGTTGCGTGACTAATTGCTTCGTTTTGGTCAGGGTTCAGAGTAATCTTGGGGAATGCTTTCATCTTTGTAATCAGCAAGATAGTCGAATGTTTGCTGACGGCGAGAGCTATTTCTCCTAGTGCTTCTTCGATTTTTTGTAAGGTAGTTCCAAGCATGTGAGGCTAATAATCCTTCAAGTGAGGGGTATACTCGTATTGTTACCCAGAAAAATAGGCAACGTCGTATTTGTAAATGATAACAACCCTTTGATGAGAAGTTATCTGTATGTTTTGTTGAAATTGCCGTAGGCATTTTAAAAAACATGGTCCCAGGGTAAGTATTGTTAAAATCTGAGTAATCTATTGAATAGTATTTTGCTCGAATACGGTTGTTAATTGTTAGTGTATTGTGTTTGATCGATGTTTTAAAAATATTCAAAATGGTGTCTCCACTGAATGATAGTCTCCATAGTCGATAGCTTCATCGATTGAATATTTATTTCCATCGTAGCTATGGTCATAAACAACACCGTCTATAACTTCCAGCACATTAAGACAACCAGTATCGATCAGTGTCTTGTCTGATTTTCCTGGGGGTGTGTTTGAGTATGCTATGCAATCTTCCCACACGTATATGTATACGGGTAAAGTGTGTTTGATTGGTGGAGGTTGAATGCAATTGTAGGGAGGTAGATCGCAAGTGGGAGTGAAGAGTGGAGTAGAAGAATTATCGCAGTCCATGAATTTTTATTCCTACTGGGTTACGAGGACGACCAGATTCGTGAATGCCTTCAAACTCTACTGTTACTAGTTTACCTAGATAACGGTGTTTGTATGTTAGCATTTGTTGACGTTTAGCTGATGTTGCTTTGAAACTACAGTTAAATGTAGTTCCTGAAGGTAATTGACAGACAAGAATAGCTTCGTTTTTGATACTTGGAATGATATCAACGATTTTATATTCTTTGTCAAAGAATTGCTTGAGTTTTAGGATATTGGCTGATCTAGTAGCAGGATAGTAAGGTGAATTGGCATTTCTGACAATAAGACCTTCATAACCTGCATCACAGCTAGCTCTGAAATGTTTTTGAACAACTTCATCATCTAATGGCTCCTCGTAAATAGCTGTTGGAACTATTTTGAAGGGGAATTTCTTAGATCTAAATCTAGATTTGTAAAAACCATGAGTTGGGTAACTAAATTCTAGATATTTAGCTTCTAGGGACTTGACTATGCGTTCTACTTCCTGGGAGCGTGCCCAGAATGGTGCTGAGGTATCTATAATGTCGAATACATGGAATTCTATTTCTAGGCATTCTTTGGAAGGTATTTGACGATTAACATATCCTTCTGTTATAACCCAAGGGCAATTTGGGATGATAAGTTCACCATCGAGTTTGATCTCAGATGGGATTGCAGACAGATACATTTCGATGTGAGGACAACTTGTAATAAGTTTGGATGTACGAGAAATTAATTCTCCTTCCGAGATGATACAACGAATCCCATCGATTTTTGGTTGGACGGCAAACGAATCCCATCGAGGAGGATTCCTGTACTCTTGGCAGAGCATAGGTAAATCTGGTGGACGGGTGGGGATGTCAACTGAGAATCCTTTTCGTTGGAGTTGTTTGTTGAGTCTGGTGGTATAGTCTTGGATTGCTTCTTTTTCCGTGGAGTGCGTGTAGCATTCTTTATTGCCGGAAGCGTTCCCGATTGGCAATCTGTGACCCCATAATATTGATATAGTTGTATTTGCTCGTTCAATTGTCCACCATGTTATGTTGTTAAAGTTGTTGAGTTTATAAACTGTTTGAGATATTGAGGATATACAATAATCTTCTGGAATGTCTACAAAAGGATCTTCTGGCTCGTATTCGTTATCAACTGGATCTATTGACATAAGTAAAACATATCTTTCTTGGAACGAGTGTGACCTACAAAATTTAAGTTCTCTTCTTGAAGAAGTTGAACAGGTGTTATGGCACGACTTGAAGGAAGTGGTGGGTTAAGAATACCAATTGTTTGGGCTTCTAGACCTTTAGCTCTGTGAACTGTTGAAAGTTTTATGTGAACTGAGTTTTTACGAGGATTTGTTAAAGTGTTAACTTTATCATAGTATTGATCTATTGTTGTACATTCTTGAAGAATATATTTAATAGCATCAAATTTGTCTTTGATGTTGGATTTGGTAAATTGATCTCCTCCTTGCATACATATTGATTCGTATGTACTAAGTTTAGAAAGTAATTCGGACATAGACTTAGCATTTCTATTTTTTACAGTATCTACTAAGGTTGATTTAAGAGTTGATGAAGAAGTTCCTACAGCAATTCCTTTTTTAACAAGAGCTAGCCCGAATTTAATCAAAGGAGCATTGTAACGACATAATACCATTGTGTCAGAATTGTAAAATTCTTGTGCCCAAGCAACAGTATCTTCACCTTCGATACGTTCAAATCTGCCAGCAGTTTTTCCTGGGACTGATTGGAGTGATGCTGATGGTTTAAGTCTATTAGCAAATTCTGCATGATTAGGTACAAGTCTGAATGATAAAGTGAGGCTATGAGAGTGTTGACATGTTTCAGCTATACGTTCCATAGAGTAAGGATCAGCACCATTCCAGGCATTGATAGCTTGATTCTTATCTCCACAGAAGATCAAGTGTTTGCAAAGCATTTGAACTAAACGGAGACGAGCAGGAGATAAATCCTGTGACTCGTCACACATTCCCCATTCATATTTAGGTCCAGATTCAGCAAGAATAAACATTGCAAGCCATACTTGGTCAGCAAATGTGATGCCAATACGTCTATCAATCTCTTTCATTGCAATTAATAGACGACTAGATTGTTCTACCATGTTTTCATGGATTTTGAAGGGAGCTAAATCATCATATTTTTCTCGAAGTATAGAAAAAGACTCTTCAGAGATAGGTAAAAGCTCATCTTTGAGTTTTTCGACATATCGAGAGGTTGCAATCCATTTCCACTTGTCTGGAAGATCGTTTAGATCTCTATTTGTGATTTTAGAGATAAGAATTTCATTACGAGACTTGTTGATAGGTATATTTCCGTATCTATCTCGAATAATTTTATATCCCCAACCATGAATAGTCAGAACTTTACAATCACCATGTACTTTTTTGGAAATATCATCTACAATGTCATTATTATATGCCATGTAGATAGGTGCCGAGGCCATTCCTGGGATGTGTGCATATATAGATTTATATGTATCTAGTTGCTGTTCTGTACTATTGTGTCTTTGTGACCACATTGATTTAATGGGGTGTTTGTAGTACAGATAACTTTCTGCTAGAGTGGTAGTTTTACCACATCCAGGACCAGCTTGGATTAAAATATTGGTCATGACGGTAAGTTGAGGTTAAGGTTTTTACCTGTAAGATAAGTGTAAATGGTTGAAAGACGAATTACGTGTTTGGTAAGAATAGCACGATCTTCTTCTGAACGACAAGATCGGAGGTCTGAAGCATATTCTAGTGCTTCACGACGAGCAGCATTGATAGCATCGGATTGACGATGTTTATCAAGAGGCTGATAATTTGAGAGGAACTTTTCTAAATCAGTTGACTTTTTGGAAAGAATTATGGGGTTTTCCGACATTTGAATCCTGCATAGAGAAATAGAATAAGAAGTAAAAAGTATAGCTCAAAACTATTAAGAATTGACCATATCATGAATATGAGAATCCTTTATTAGAGCAGTAATCAAGTAATGTTTTCTTTTTATCTGGGGACCAGTGTTCTGGATAGTTGTCATCTAAGAAGAATGCTTGTTCGACTTGACGTTCATTGTCTCCGTCATAGTAAGCACGAATTTCATAGTATGTTCCAAAATCATGAAAACATTGGGAGATTGTTAGGTTGATAATAATGTCAGAGAACTTAAGAGTAAGTAGTTCTTCTAACTGCTGTTTCATCAATTGTGCTTCCATTGAAGCTATTGACCGATAAAGATCATGTCCAATTTGAACACAAGGTTCATCAGAAGGAGTAGTTTCAAGTGATAAATAGTCTCTCATAGTAAATATTTGTGTTAGAGAAAAAGTGATATGCTGACAGGATACTAAAGTATGGCACTAGCATATTGGTATCCTATTAATATATCTCATAAAAGTAGTAAAACTAGTGAAATATGGACTAAAAACCAGCATATTTAGTAAAAACATGCATAAAACGTCTCAAAAGTGGTTACTTTTAGAGTAAAAAGTGAAAAGTATACTGGTAGGATATTATTCTGACATTCTGCGAAAAGGTGTATAGGGAGTTCGCGGATAACTATCCTGCCAGTATATCGACATTTATCTAAATACTTGCCAGAAATTATCAATAAAGATGTCAACTGACTCACAATTAGATAATTCTTCTAAATTAGGGGTAATAACACGAACAGAACCAATCCATGCACGATACAACATAGCTAAATCCTTTAACTATAAGAAAACAAGACTATATGATAAAACATGCCTAAAGAAATTATTTGACTGGAAATACTTGATCTTTAGATTGTAATAAATTATAGATTTCATGTTCTTCTGAATTTTTTGCAATATGCCTTGGAATTGCTTCAGAAGTTTTGAAGTTTACTGGAACGATTGGATCAAGATTAAGATTACCTAATCTTTTTTCTATCTTATGACGGTTAATAAAGTCAAGCATAGAAATATATCTTTTAGCTTGTAATACGTCAGACAATTTTTAACTCGATTGAAAGGGGAAAAAGTAATCTGTTGATACCCACGAGGGCTTCTTTCTGGGGGTGACTATCGAATTGTAGTATGCTTATTGTTAGTGGTGTATCTACTATTTTACCTCTGAGTTTGTAAGTGTAATATGGGATTAAGATTTTCATTTCACTAGGGAATTTACATTTCTCTGGAATTGATATTCCATTAAATAATAGAATTGCACCTAGAAAATCGTAGTGGCTTCCATCAAATAAATATTTATTTGGATGGATGACAAGTCTTTTGGGTATTTCAATAATCATAAAAGATAAAGGGAAAAAACACGCCGTTAAAAGTAAAGTTTACGCGGTATCAGATTGGCATATCGCCTTCTAAGAATGATTCTACCATAGTTATCGGCATTTTGTCAATAGCGAATCTATAAAATTTAAAAAATATTTTACAAAAATTTATTGCGTAAAAATTATAAAGAAGGGCGTAAAATTTATAGGAAAACAAAAAAAGAGAGGC